TGAGGTGCGCGCACGCACACGCGCGCGTAGGAGTTACGACGTAGTCCGTCAAATCTGTCAGTCGGGTGTGTCGGCATGGCGGTCAGTTATCGACATAAGGGGTGTAAGCGGCCGTGGGCGGGTGCTTGAGGCCGACGCCACGGAAGCCGCGCAGGCCCGCCGTGTTGCGCCACTTCTCGACGCCCCGGGTGATGAGCAGATCGGAGAACCGCTTCTGCGAGCCGATGAACTCGCCAGCGGAATCGGCCCACTGCTTCCAGTCGTTGAACAGTTCGGCGGTCAGCGACTTCGCGTTGGCTTCGCGCACGCAGCGTTCGTCAAGCCAGCGGCCCAGCGCGTCCTCGGCCTCGAAATACTCCTCGGTCGCTTCGAGCACCTGCTGCGGCGGATCGAGGCGGCCCAGACGCTGCCAGTCCAGACAGCCCTGAACCGCCCACGCCAAGATGCCGTCGCGCTCGGCCAAAAGCTTCTGCTGGAGATGCTTGTCGCGGCGCTCGGGCGGCACGGTGATCGTGAACGGGATCAGGTGCAGCCGCCGCTTCATCGCTTCGTCGATGTTGCGAATGGCGGGCTTGTGGTTGCCCGCCACGACCAGCTTGAACTGCGGGAAGAACTCGAAGAAGTCCTGCCGCATGAAGCGCGCGGAGATCTTGTCTCCGCCTGTGAGGTTCTTGACCTTCGATTCGGCCCAGCGCCGCCCTTGCTCGGTTTCGATGGCGGCCACGAAGCGCGCGCCGCGCAGGCCCGCCATGTCGGTCGGGTGCCGGTCGGTGCGCGTCTCCATGAAAGTGTCCATCGGCGCGTTGGCCGCGTAGTCGCCGAGGATCGTGGCCAGCGTGTTGACGAACACCGACTTGCCGTTCGCGCCCGTGCCGTACAGGAAGAACAGCGCATGTTCCTGCGTCGAGCCGGTGAGCGTGTAGCCCGCCATCCGTTGCAGGTAGGCTTGCAGCTCGGCGTCGTCGCCGGTGATCTCCACCAGGAACTGCCGCCAGATCGGGCAGTCGCCGCCAGGCGTGGCCGTGGTGACCTTGGTCATCCGGTCGGCGCGGTCGTGCGCACGCTGCCTGCCAGTCTTGAGATCGACCACGCCGCCGGGCGTGTTGAGCAGCCACGGATCGGCATCCCATTCGGCGGTAGTTGCCGCGTGTCTGCGATCAGCGCGCGCCAGCCGTTCCACGCCGCCGACCGTGCCCGAGCTGGCCAGCTTGGCGGCAATCTTGGGGTTGTCGGCGTGGACGGCGGCGTGACGGCAGACGCTGCGGATCAGGTCGGTGGCTGCGAGCGTGTCCTCGGTGCGCCAGCGGTGCCCGTCCCACACCAGCCAGCGGCCCCACGCCGCGACGTAGCGCCAGTCGCGGTGGTAGCGCCGCGTGAAGGCCAACGCCAGCGCATCCTCCGTGCCCCACACCGATTCGTCGCTGCTGACCACCGGCTCGGCGTCGTCGGCGACGTCGTGCATCTGGAGACGCGGGCCGTGGGTGAGGAAGGCCGCGACGTCAAAGCCCTCCATCACGGCGTCCGCCGCGTCCCAGCCGTCCGCCGCTTCCTCGGGCGGGTACAGGATGTGGCAGGTCTTCGCGCCGGCCGACAGGATGGCCTGCGCCGCCTGCGTCGCGTACTCCCAGCCCGGCTTGTCGCGGTCGGGCCAGACCAGCACGGCCTTGCCCGCCAGCGGCGACCAGTCGGTTTTCTCGACCGGGGCATTCGCGCCGTGCATTGCGGTCGTGGCGACGACGCCCGCGTCGATCAGCGCCTGTGCGCATTTCTCGCCTTCGGCCAAGATCACCTGCGCGGCGCTGGTCATGCCCGGCTGGTTGTAGAGGGGTCGCGGGTCGGGCGGAGCCATCTTGCGACGGCGCGCGTCCCACGGGCGGAACTCCTTCTTGCGTCCGGGCGGGTCGTAGCGGTAGACGACCGCGATCAGCTTGCCGGAGGCGTCGAGGTAGTCCCACTTCGCGGTGGCTGGGCCGAGGTCGTCGACGGGGGCTTCCTTTTTCGATTTGCGCGCCGGTGCCGCCGGAGCGCGTCCGAGCAGTTCGGTCGCCGCATCGAGCACGCGCGGGAAGTCGGTGTGGGCATCGATGCCGAGGTGCGCGGCGATCAGCGTGAAGATGTCGCCGCCGTCGCCCGTGGCGCGATCCGTCCACAGGCCCGCCTTGTCGCCGGTGAGCACGATCTCCAGGCTGTCGCCCGGGCTGCCGAGCACGTCGCCGACGAGGAACTTGCCACCGCGCTTCTTGCCTGCCGGGAACAGCGCGGCCAGCACCGATTCCAGCCGGACGAGTAGTTCGACGCGGATCGCTTCGCGTTCAGCATCGAGGTCACGAGGAACGGGCGTCTGCGTGTCGTTGAAATCAAGCATCCACAGCCTCCTCGCCGGGCTGCTGCGCGACGATCCACGCTTCCAGCTCCGCAGGCTTGAAGCGAACGAGCTTGCCGACACGGTAGTGCGGGATGCGGCGTGCCTTGCGTTCCTTGGCTTGGGAGAGCCAGTACGACGGCAGGTTGAACATCAGCGCGGCCTGGCGCACGTCGATCAGTTGCTCTCCGAGCAACTGGTTCATCGGGGATTGGCTCATGCCGGTGTCCTCCAGCAGCGGTCTTGCCACGCGCACATGCGGCACTCGAAGTGGGTGGCGTCGTTGAAGCCTCGTGGCAGTAGTTCTCCGGCTTCGGTCGCGGAGATGACCTTGACCGCACGGTCGGTCATGCGCTGTGCGAGCGCGGCGTCGAAGGGCACCAACTCGACGTAGATCTCCATCGAGTCGGCATTGATCGCGGTGAACAGCGCCGGGTGTTCATGCAGTTGCAGATGCGCCTGATACAGCGCCACCTGCGCCGCGTACACCGGCTTGGCCACCGCGAGGCCTTTGGTCTCCAGCTCGCGCCACGACTTCGTGCCGAGGCATTTGTTCTCCCACAGCGCGGGATAGCGAAAGCCTTCCGGCCCGCCGACGATCACGCCATCGACGTGACCGCGCAGCCGACCGTGCGCGTCGGAGAAGCCGAACTGCCCGCCGTCGGGCTTGCGCGTGCGCAGGTCGAAACCCGCGTCGCGCAGCCACGCCACCATGCAGTCCTCCATGACGTGGCCGCGCTCGAAGATGCGCAGCATCCGGCCTTCGGTGTCGCGCCCGTGATCCACCGGAGCCTTGGCGTACTCGAACTGCAAGGCGCGCTCGCAGGCCGCGCCCAGACGCGACGCGCCGAGGTAGTCGCGCGCGGGTTGCTGCGCGCGGATGCGTTGCATGCCGAGATCGACCAGTGCCGTGATCTGGCCGGACAGGCTGGACGAGGAGTTGAAGTCCATCATGGCTTCGCCTCCCAGAACTTGTCTTCCTCCAGATCGGCGAAGGGATTGGCCATCGGGTCGGGCGTCGGAGCCATGCCGCGCACGGGCGGAAACTTGGTCGCCTCGTGGTGCTCGACCATCGCCTCCGTGTAGCAGGTGACGATGGCGTCGATGACGGAGAGCGCCTCGGCCTCCGCGTAGTCACCCAGGGGCTTGCCGAAGCCGATCTCGCCCGCCGCCTCGCCGAAGGCCTTGAGGCACTTTCGCATCGCGGCCAGTTCGATATCAGACGGATCGATCATGGCGACCTCCGTCTTGTCGATGCGGCCTTCCTTCGCGCGCATCCAGTTGCCGTAGAGCATGTGGAAGGCGTCCTGACAGCGGCGCGAGCAGAACACCCAGTCGATCACGTAGCGGCGCGGATCGGCGGTCTTGAACCGGCCATCGGTGTGGCCGTAGCCGCGCGCCTGTCGTTTGCAGACCCAGCATTTCATCGGCCTCCCTCACTGCGCCCAGGCGGGCTTGCCGGTCACCGGCGCGCGTTGCGGCGCGGCGGGTGCGGCATACGGGGCGGCCGATGCGCTCACGGTGGCCGGAGCGCCGGAGGTGCCGCCACCGGTCTTGGCCTTGGGCGGAACGCCCATGAGCTTGGCGTACTCGGGGTGGTCGGGTTCGACCGCGAGCTTGACGACGTTGCGATCCAGACCCTTGGCGTCCTTCTCGACGTCCACGCGGGCGAGGAACTCGATGCCATCCAGTTCGTGGAAGCCCTGGATGCGACGCGCGGCGGCGGCCTGCGGGCTGTTGTCCTGCGGATGGACGTTGCGCGCGCTGTTGAGCGCGGCGCGGATGAAGCTGCGCCCCATCTGCCCCCAGGTCGGGCCCTTCTTCGAGTGCAGGCCGATGTTCGACCACATCTTGCGTTTGGCATGCTCGCCGCCAGTGACGACGAACTCGGCGGCGAGGTAGATCGCGCCGGTCTCGAAGGATTCGGTGGCGTAGCCGCCCGTCCAGCCCTGCGCCGGATCGTCGTGGCCACCGGGCTTGATGGTCATGCGCACAGGCACCAGCGTGCCCTTGGGGATGAGGTCGAAGCCCTGTTGCTGTTCGGCGTCGTTGAAGTCGTTCCAGTTCTGCGTGGTCATGGCGATTACTCCTGAGATTCGTGAGATGCGGGAATGGCGGAATGGGCGGCGGCGCTTGCGGACATGGCTGCGCCCGCGCACTTGGCGATCAGCGCGCTCAGGTCCGGCGGTTCGAGCAGTTCGAGACGACCGCTGCGGTCTTTTGCCGGGTAGCCGTAGGGATTGACGGTGTGGGTGACGAAGGCGCGGTAGGCGCTGCCGTCCTCGGCCTTGATCTCGGCCAGCGTCACGACCTCGTCGACGATGCCGGGCAGTTCGAGGCTGGTCTTGCTGCCCTCGATCTGCGGCACGAACACCTTGCGGTTGTAGTCGTCGAGCCGTTCGTCGAGGATGGCGACGAACACCACGTTCTTGCCGCGCGCGTGTTGCAGGTGGGTCAAGGCGCTGACCATCTCCTGACCGAGCAGGCCGTAAGCGCCGCGCATGTCGGGCTTGCCGGTTCGGTCGCTGACCGCCCCCGGTTGCGTCTTGCACCACGCGAAGCACTGGCGCGAGAGCTGCGTGATCGAGTCGAGGAAGAAGGTCTGGTAGCGGTCGAGCTGCGCCGGATCGCCGAACTTCTCGACGACGTGGTCGTAGTGCGCCTGCGAGAACGCGGCCTCCGGCGGCAGGGCCTTGTCCGGCCCGGCGAGGAACACGAAGAAGTCGCGCGACTCGGGCCACGAGGCCGGACGGATGGTGTCACCGGGCCAGTCGGCCACGGCCAGGTCGCCCGCCTCGATGTCGAGGAACAGCGTGGTCGCCGGGTCGAGGTCTTTGAGCCGGGTGGTCTTGCCGATGCCGGACTTGCCGAGCATCAGGAGCTTGACGCCCTTGCGCTCGGCCATGCGCTGCTGCGCGGAGATGATCGGGAGGCTCATCACGCCACCTCCTTCAACTGCTCGGCGACGGCGGGATTCCAGAGAATCTGGTAGCCGCTGTGGCCGTTGCGCGAGTACGGCATGGCCTCGGCCCATGCTTCACCGACCTCGGTCAGTTCCCATTCGTCGCGGTCGTTGCGGAACTGGAAGCCGTGTGATGCCAGCAACTGGTTCGTGGCCTTGGCCGAGCGGTTGAGCAGCTTGCCGAGCTGGGTGGCGTTGAGCGAGCAGATCGGCTCGTTGGCGGCAGCGCTCTTGGCTGGAAGGGCGCGGCGCAGCACCTCTGTGGTGAGGCCAGTGTTCTCCTGAATGCAGGTCAACGTCGCCGCCATCGCAATGCCGGTCTTCACGCCCGGCACCTTGGCGACCGCCTCTCCGATCAGCAGGATCGCGCTCACGCGGTCGTGGGTCGGCGCGGGCAAGGAAGCCAGCGCGCCGGGGGCGGAATACGCGCCGGTCTTGCGGATCGCGGGCAGCACCTCGCCGGTCACCCAGCGTTTGAAGCGTTTCGCGGCGTCCTTGGTGCTGCCGAGGATCAGGGCGTAGAGGCCCGATTCGTTGACGTGGTTGGCGCGCTGCGTGCGCCCGAGGTTGTCGATGACCTCCAATTTCTGGAGGTCATCGGCATCGACGTGCGACTTGATCGCCTGAGACGGGTTGCCCATCTCCAATGCGTCGCAGACGTCGCTGGCGTTGAACCATGGCAGGCCCGCGTCGTCGACCTGCACGCGCATGGCGTGCGCCTCGAACTGGAAGGGAATGATCGCGCTCATGATCAGTCCTCCCACGCGACGTCGACGATGCGGTCGGCCCCGCGCGCGGCGCGCTTGCGCGCCTCGGTGTGGAGTTCCTCCAGTGCGGTGCGGCGGCGGCCGAGCGCCAGGGCTTCGGCGTTGGCGGTCTGGATGGCGAAGGCCAGTTCGTCCACCGTGGCCGCGTCGAGCGCCACGACGACGTCGTGGCCGTCGGCATCGCGGTAGCGGATGTCGTCGGGAAGGTATTCGCCGTAGATGGACGGCAGCTGCTTGCGCAGCGAAGCGATGAGGCTGGTGCTCATGATCAGTGCTCCGAATCGAGAGAAAGGGTGAAGGACGGCTTGCCGGAATCCACGGTGCGAGCGGCGGCGAACTGCTGCTGGAGCGCCGGAGGCCAGTTCGTGAAGCGGGATTCGGAGACGGACAACTTGATGTCGAGGTAGCCCTCGACCTTCTCGCCTGAGGCCACGATGCGCTCGGCGATTTCTGCCAGTTGCTTCTGATCCCAACTGACCTTCTTGGGCAGCTCGAACTTGATGCGCAGCTGGCCGTCGTCGAGGTGCACGGTGCCGAAGTCGCGGCCCGAATCGCGCAGTGCCGTGCGGGCCTGCTCGCCGTAGGCGGCATCGAGCGCCGCGTCGAACTTGGTGCGGGCCTTCTTGAGCCAGTCGAGGGCCTCGTCGAGGTTCTTGTCGATCTCGGCCTTCTGCACGGCGGGCAACGCGGCCAGTTGGCCGACGGACATCGCGGCGACGTCGGCGGGAAAGAGGGTGATGTCGTTCATGGCATCGCTCCTCAGACCGCCGCGCGCTCGGACGTCGAGTCGTGCAGCGCCTGACGCTCGAACTCGATGACCGCGTCCACGGGATAGCCGACGCGCTTGGACAGCTTCAGGTAGCGCGGGCCGCGGCCTTCGCTGCGCCAGCGTTGCAGGGTCTTGGGGCTGACGCCCCACCGCTGGGCCAGTTCGTTTTCGTTGAGCACCCGGCGGTCGCCGGGTGAGAGGCTGTTGATCGCCTGCTGTGGCGACCGGGGGATACTGCTTGCTGCTGTCTGCATGGAACGCTCCTGTTGCGTTGTTGAGGAACAGGTGTCATTCCAGACTTCGGGTGGCGAACCTTTAAGGGACGCAATGGCGAACCACGCGGGAACTTCGGGTTCGCCAAAGTTCTCGCTGGATACGAAAACGGCGGGCACAAGGCCCGCCGTCATCGTCGAGGATCAGTCAAGGGATGGCTGCGTGTCACTCCGTCTGCAAGGCGGCGATCAAGGGGCAGCGCACCCGGCCACGGACGGCATCGCAGCGCTGCACGAGCTCGGACAGCACCGCTTCGATGCGCTGCAGGTCATTCAGTCGCTCGCGAACGTCAACGAGTTTGCGCTGAGCCTGCGCACGCGCCTCGGCGCAGTGCGATCCGTCCTCGAGCTTGAGCAGTTCGGATACCTCGTCGAGACTGAAGCCCAGCCGCTGCGCCGACTTGATGAAGCGGACGCGGCCAAGCTCGTTCGCGCCGTAACGGCGGATACTTCCCTGCGGCCGATCTGGTTCGGGCAGCAGCCCCTTGCGCTGGTAGAAGCGGATGGTTTCGACATTGACGCCAGCCGCGCGCGCCAGCGCGCCGATCGTCATCGCCTCGATCTCGGGCGTGCTGTTCATGGTCTTGACTCCGTACTTAAGTACGGAAGTAAGCTTACTCCATGAAACCAGACACCCCAACTGCGCAAGGCAGTACCGGAGGCGGCCGTGCGGCGCTCGCGGCCGGATTCGTCTCGGCCATCCTCGCCTCGACCTGCTGTCTCGGGCCATTGGTGCTGATCTCCCTGGGTTTCTCGGGCGCTTGGATCAGCAATCTCACAGCGCTCGAACCTTACCGCCCCGTCTTCATCGGCGCAGCGCTCATCGCGTTGTTTCTCGCAGGCAGACGCATCTGGGCCAAAACCCCGGCCTGCGAGCCCGGGCAAGTGTGCGCGGTGCCGCGCGTACAGCGTGGCTACAAGCTGCTGTTCGGGATCGTGGTCGCCCTGGTGATCGTGGCGCTCGGCTTCCCGCTGGTCGCGCCCTGGTTTTACTGAACGGAGATTTTATGAAGAGACTGCTTGGACTTCCAACGCTGACGCTCGCCCTGATCGTGAGCGTGCCAGCCATCGCCGCGACAAAGACCGTCACCCTGTCAGTGCCGGGCATGAACTGCGCCGCCTGCCCGATTACGGTCAAGAAGGCGCTCGGCAAGGTGCCTGGCGTGGCCAATACGGACGTGAACCTCGACAAACGAGAGGCGACCGTGACATTCGACGACGCGCGAGCCAATGTAGAGGCGCTGACGCGGGCGACCCGGGATGCTGGCTACCCCTCGACGGTGGTCGGGAGCGTGAAGTGAGTGCCGTCGTCCTGGAATCGACGTTGACCTGTCCGGATTGCGGTCACACCAAAACCGAGACCATGCCTACCGATGCGTGCCAGTGGTTCTATGAGTGCGAGGCCTGCCACGCCATACTCAAACCCAAGCCCGGAGACTGCTGCGTCTACTGCTCCTACGGTACGGTGCCGTGCCCACCCATCCAAGAGCGTGGCAGAGGCAGTTGTTGCGCCGGTTGAGTGCCAGTCTCACGCTGAAGGAAAGCCCAGCAGCCGACGCTGCTCGGCCCAGTCGCGGGGCAGCAGGTCCTGGCGGCCGCGCAGCGTGTGCAGGTTCAGATGCCGGGGCTGGCGGCCCTCGAAAATCGCCTCGACGATGTCCGGTGCCAGCATGGTCATGCGCAGCACCTCGGCCGCCCAGCCAGGCTCCAGTTTCAGCGCGCGCGCCAGGTCGGCGGTCGTCGGATAGACGCCTTCGTCGATCAGCCGCTTCCAGTAGAACGCCTTGCCTAGCGTCTTGATCATCGGCACGTCGAAGCCGCCCGCCGCCGTGGCAGCATCGGGCGCGGGCGGGATCAGCAGCTTGCGATTCTGGCGGCGCTTGATCGTCAGCGGCACCAGCGTGACGCGCTGGCCACCGCTGACGTAGCTGCGGGCATCGGCTCCGACCTCGATGCGGACGGTGCGCTTGCGCGAATTGGTCGCGGCGCTCATGCCAGTGCTTCCTCGGTCTGCTCGCTGGATTCCTCGACCAGCGGATGCGCGCCGATGTCGGCACCGAATCCGATCCAGCCGTCCTCGCGCCAGACGATGTCCAGCCCGTGCCCGTGCAGTTGCACCCGTTCGATCAGCAGCCGCGTGATGCGCTGCTGCTCGGCGGGGAACAATTGCGCCCACACGTCGCCGATGCGCTGCATCGCCACCACCACCTGCGCTTCGTCGAGCGTGCTACCTGCGGGATGCTGCTGGCAGGCGCGCCAGACCGCGATCAGCATCTGCGGAGCCGACAGTGCCGCGTGGATTTGCGCCAGCACCGCGTTCTCAATTTCGGCGGCGGGCAGATGACCCACGTCCGACGCACCGGGCGACAGACTCGCGCCCGCATTGCGCCGCTTGTGCAGGTAGGGAACGTAGTAGCGATACTGCCGCCCGTTCTTCTTTTTGACGAAGGAGTGCAGCATGCGCTGCCCGTCGGGCGCGAACAGCAGGCCCGCCAGCAGCGCCGGATGCTTGGCGGCGTGCTCGCGCGGCGCTTGCTTGCGCCGTTCGATGAAGGCATGCGCCGCGTCCCACAAACCCTGTGGCACGATCGCTTCGTGCTGGGCGGGATACCAGGTGCCGTGGTTGCGGATTTCCCCCAGGTAGATGCGGTTGCGCAGCATCGAGAAGAGGTACTGCTGGTCGATGGTGCGGCCCGAGCGTTCGCGCCCGGTCTGCGTCACCCAGGCCTTGGTTGTATGGCCTTCGATGTCCAGTTCGCGCACCAGCCGCGCCGCCGAGCCATGCTCGGCGTAGCGCCGGAAGATGTCGCGCACCAGAGCCGCCTCGCGTTCGTTGACGACGAGCTTGCGCTCGACCACGTCGTAGCCCAGGGGCGGGATGCCACCCATCCACATGCCCTTGGCCTTGCTGGCGGCGATCTTGTCGCGGATGCGCTCGCCGGTGACTTCGCGCTCGAACTGCGCGAAGGACAGCAGGATGTTGAGCGTCAGCCGCCCCATCGAGGTCGTCGTGTTGAACTGCTGGGTGACGGAGACGAAGGACACGCCGTTGCGGTCGAACACCTCGACCAGCTTGGCGAAGTCCGGCAGGCTGCGCGTGAGGCGGTCGATCTTGTAGACGACCACGGTGTCGATCTTCCCGGCCTCGATGTCGACCATCAGGCGGCGCAAGGCGGGACGATCCATGTTGCCGCCGGAGTAGCCGCCGTCGTCGTAGCCGTCGCCGACGGCGATCCAGCCTTCGTGTCGCTGACTGGCGATGAAGGCGAGGCCCGCGTCGCGCTGCGCTTCGAGACTGTTGTATTCCTGATCCAGCCCTTCGTCGGTGGATTTGCGGGTGTAGACGGCGCAACGCTTCTTCGGCGTGACCGGCGGCAGCGGGTTGGCGCGCGGCGAACTCATGCCGTCACCTTCTTCGATGCGGGCAATTTGAGGCCGAAGAACACCGGGCCAGACCAATGGCTGCCGGTGATGTGGCCTGCAATCGCGGACAGGCTCTTGAAGCGTTGCCCCTGATACTCGAAGTCGCCCGTGCCGCGCACCAGCACGCGATGCTCGACGTCGTCGTAGATGCGCGTGAGGATGGTGCCGGGCAGCAGACGTTGGCTGTCGCCGCGCAGTTGCTTGGGCAAGATGCCGGTTTCGCCGACCTCTTCGAGCTTCTTGCACAGCGAGGGTTTCAGGCCGCCGAAGGCGCGCTCCTGAATCCGGTAGGCCAGTCGGCTCTCCAGCCAGCCGCGATGATGGTGGCCGGGCCGCTCGTCGAAATGCTCGTCCCACAGTTTCCAGAGATCATCCATCGAGAG